GTCTGCTTCAAACGAAGCGGGGTGACGTCGACGCCCTGAAAGGCGTCGCACCCACAGGATTCCCTAAAGAATCCTGAGACACAGCACTTATCCAAGTTGAACATAAGTCCATACTTGGGTAGTTCCTGTAGTAAGGCAGCGTAGTATTTGCTGCTCACTATGATATCATCACCATACACGTATACGGCCGCCCTCGCAATTCTACGAGGGACGTTGTACACCTGCATGATTGCTCCAACAGCCAGTGCGTAGAAGATGAAGGCCTCCACCGGAAAGCAAAGATTGCTTCCCATAGGGGCGAACTTCCTCAACTCATGTACTGTTCCATCAGGGAGCTTAGTAGCATCTGAACGACACGCATAAAGCGCTTCGAGCAGATCAGGGCAGTGATTGAATATGGTATTAACCAATTCAACACTAACTCTGTCACTAGCTTCCTTCATGTCAAGGGTGACCCACTGCTGATCTTTGGATCCAGCTAGAGCTAACCATCTGTTAATGCTTTGGTCTGTGAAATTCACATGACCTCGGGTTAACGGATGGTTCTCTACACGATCTCGGAACTTAGTTCCGAGACCTTGCTGTATCCATTGGTACTCCAGTGGTTCGCACGAGATGAGCCTAGGACCTCTTGAATCCTTCGGAACCAGAACGACTTTCGCCGTTCCGGACTCCAATGGGATCAATCGGTCGTAGGTGTGGTACTCGTCGCAGACTTGCGTCTGTGAGAGAACGAAGTACTCCGTGAAGGGGTATCTTCGCTCAAGCCGTCGGTATATTCGGGAGAATTTGTGCTTTTGATAGCACTTCTCTCCTGTTGACACCGCTCCAGGACCATGCTTAGGCATGATATCAGCAGAGTTAAAGCAGCCAAATAAATTGGTCGCGATCCTCTGGGCTTGTACCGTCGTTGTGGTTTCATTGGGTATTGATATAGCTTCAAGAGCTACGTCTGTATCAATGAACTCAGAGATCACTCTCTGAGCATCCACATCAACGATTGGCATCTGTAGTTTGTACATAAAATAGTACAAACTCCTTAGGTGCTTGATCGTCTTCACACAGGGTTTCTCTAAGAGATTCCCTTTAGCGTCGAAAACGCGCAGTAGCAGCCACCCGAACATTTTCGGGAGTGCTGATCCTCGGATGGTTTCCCATCCTTGGATTTGACTGTACGTAGAGGCCTGC